GCTTTTGCATATAAAAAATTAAAATCCTCATTGGTTATATGTTTAAAAGTCACAAAATATTTCAAGCTGTTGAATAGCGAACCCTATTACTGACGATGTGCCACCTACTGAGGCATAACCTCTTGGTGAAAAAATATCAGTCTTAGCTGGCAAATCGGTTGTTGCAACTCCTGTATACACATCTCCATCCAGCATATCTATTACTTTGTAATACACCTCCTGTGTGTTGGATGGGCTATACATAATTAGTCGCCAAAAACTTGATCGATCCGATGTTGGCACCGGAAAATTAGAACCTAAGTCAACCTTAGTACAAGTCCCAGATGCATCATTATGCATGAATTGCAAGTTTGCATCTGCGGCATCATAACCAATTCCAAAACACGAGATTTGCGCTGAAGGTTGGGCATCTGTTGGGTTTGCAATTGATTGGGTCATTCCCCAAAAAAAACGATGCGTAGAAGTACTTACGCCTGTAGCTGGCCCTGCTACTCCGTTGAAGTAATACCCTCCCATGCCAGCACTGTTGCCAAAACCATAATTTTGAGTATTACATCGAAATCCTGCAACCGCTGTTGTAGCTGGTGCTGTTACCAATGTTTCCCATCTATTGGAAAACATGAATTTAGACGATGTGCTTTTACCTGGTGCTGTTACGTTACCTGTTACTGTCACTTGTACGCCCCATGTTGCAGTAGCCCCTGTAGTGTTCCCAGGCATAAACACCATCTTATGGCATCCTGTCGACCATACTATACGTTCAAGTGCATCTTTTAGCTTTAATTCAATTAGTAAACTATCTCCTGCATCATCTTTGGTTTTCCTTAATCCTGTACCAACTTTAAGATTATAGGCTATTGTATCATAAACCGCTTCCGTGTTTAACCCACTTGCACCCGCTGCATCAACTGTTGTTTCACCCGTTGCATCATTGTAACTTAACGTTATGTTTGTGCCTTGTACTAATTTGGTTCCAATCTGGTCTTGTATCTTTTCCTCAAGATCGCCATTAGGTGTATAGCTTGCTAAACGAGTATCTAAACTGTCGTTTATTTCACCCCTCATTTGGGTTGTTGTGGAATAGCTTGCAAGCCTTGTATCTAAGCTATCATTAATTAATGCTTTTACTTCGCTAACTATTGGAACTTCATTTGCTGCTGTTGCTGCATAACCTGCCCTTGTTATTTCGATGTGGTTAGCATAAGCCGTATTTGATGCACCTGTATTTGCATCATTTATAGTTGTCCCGTCAGGTGTCATTGATGCGCCTTTGTCCGCTCCATCGGTAATGTAATATTGGCTTGGTTGTGTCGTAGCCGTATTTGTTCCGTCTGTAACACTAACCATGTTATTAGTTACTTTGGCCTCATTCCCTGTATCTTTCCAAAGTGTGTAATAAGTAGTTACAGTATCGTTTGCATCCTTTTTAATGTAGTTTCCACCACCTCCGGTAAACGTTGCTAAACTGTCGCTAATCTCATTCCTGACCGTTGTTAGCGTTGGCCTTGTTGCTATACTGTCACTTATTAAGTCTTTTATTTCAGATTGGACTAATACGTCACTATCAAAAGTTGGTGTATATTCAGCATATCTTTCAATTGAAATATGGTCGTTAAATATAGCCGTGGTAGCACTTCCAGTGCTTTTACCTATTAAAATTCCGTTATTAGCACCAATGTCTAATATATACGGGTCTATTCCACTTTCTAATTTAATCATTGGCGTAGTCGTTAAATGATCACGCAGGTATAACCATCCAAAAATTGTATCATTTTCAGACCTTTTTAAATAAAGCGCCAAACTATCATTTAGGTCTCCAATAGGCACTCCACATTCAGGGCATGAACTACCCGTTACTGAATCCATTGTAATGAACCTTTGAGGGGTTCGCAATATTAGAGTGTCATAATCAACAGGGACAGTGTCACTACAAAAAACAAGCCTTACCCTCTTTGTGTGTAAGCTATCTTTGCCAATGTAATAACCAGCGTTGTTATAAATCAACCTGTTTTGATGTATTACGGTACTATCAAATCGGACATACTGACTGTATGCTGAAAACGTAAAAAGAATAATGAAAAAAGTTATTAATTGTCTCATTTCTTAATTTAATTTTTTAATTGTTAATGTAGCCCCTGATACAGATAATGAAGCTGTTGTTGATCCTGCATGACCCGTTCTTATGCTTATTTGCGCACCTTGCGAAAGTTGAACTATTGTCGTTGCAGTATGGGTATATGTTTCGTTAATATTATAAGTTCCGTGTGTGTAAGATATTGAATGGTTTATTACCGTATTACCATTAAAAGCAGCACTATAAAGAGTTGTTGGTGGTGCAACTGATGAACTTACATTATGCGAATATGTAATCTCATAAAGACCTGAAGATTGTATTGCAACCGTACCAGCACCTGGATAAGTAAGAACTAAATTACCTGATTGATTAGTATATGGGATAGTAGCCAATGTAGTGCCTGATTGAGACAAAGCATATTGACCCCCAAAAATAGAAGTAGCCGCACCAACAAAAGCAGATAGGCCAGTTGTACCAGATGAAGCCGCATTAATAGTTAATGAAGTAGAACCGGAAAAGGTAACGCCTGTACCAGCATTAAAGGTTACATCTGTACCAGTTGAACTATTTAAAGTTGCTGATGTGGAAGCGATACCAGACCATGACAAGTTTGTCGCACCTCCTGTAAATGCCACCCATGAATAACCGCCTGAACCATTTGTAGTCAATACCTTATCAGATGTTCCATCGGTTGTCAATGCCGTTATCAAACCATTATTATCGGTTTGTAAAATTCTTTTATTTGAACCTGTTGTACCACCACCTGAACTGTCAAAATACCTAAAATATGGCTGTGCTGTAGAATAAAGAATTTTAAACTTATCCGAACCTCCTAAAGCGTCTGACCAAAGGCCAAATCTTGTGTCATCAACTATAAACTGCCACCATGTTGATGATGATCTAAAAGACATACCCGAACTTGTACCTTTTATGGTTATTCCCTTTGAAGCGGTTAAATCGTTTTGAATTAACGAAGTATCAGATGTTGCACTATACCCAATACCCATTTTTGAACTTGACATATCCCACATTAGCGAATTGCTGTTTGAAAATGTCCGTGTTCCATTATAATAAGGTATTCTATTTAATGCACCGTCACCGGATAACTTGCTATTAAACGTTGTCCAATCTGTTGTAGATAAAATACCCCTATTTGTTGCGCTGGCAGTAGGAAAATTGAATGTATGTGTACTTGTGGCACTGCTTATGTTTACATCGGTTCCAGACGTTCCAACGGCAAACGTTTGGGTGCTACCTGTAAGCCCATTTAATGAAGTAATTCCGCCGCCTCCACCTCCACCACCGGAGCAACTAAAAGGCATCTTAAATTGTCCATTATTGGTGTATATCCTGATTGTATCGCTTACACACTTAATTGAATCTATCCGGCTATATCCTAAACTATCGCTAATTAACCTATCTGCTGGGATTGTGTCAAATACCCCTGTTAGCTTATCACTAAAAATAAGATAATGCTGCCCTGTGGGTGCTGTTTCAAGTTGCCATGCTCCAATCCCTTGACCAAAGGCTGAAAGTGTCGCAAACGTTATTAAAATAGTTAAATATCGCTTCATTTAGCTGCTTATTCCGATTTCAAAATAGTTTTCAATTTGTACAATCACTTTTTTATTAGGTATGTACGGATGGAATGTAATTAAACCGTCATCTTCAAGGCTATAAGTTGCCCTGTTAGCGTTATCCGTTACCAACGTTGATACGTGTCTCCATCTTACACCCTCAACAAATACGCTTATAGATTGCCTTATACTGCTAAAACTTGAACCAGTTGGTATCTCGTAATCTATTTGCAAGTCATTACCCACAACGTCCATCACGTGTTCTTCTAACTTCCCTTTTTGGTATTCATTATAAGACCCAAAGTTTGAAGTGTCGCCTGCTGTTTCCTTACCCTCAGGGCTTGTTTCGTTTGCCCTTACATTGTATGCTGTGATAGTTTTGGTACTCTTTGTATTTACCTTTATCCCTGTTAGCCTTATAATGTCATTAAAATGGTCTATGTCTATCCCTGTTGTGTAATAAACTACCGATTTATAACTAAACTTTGTTAAATAAATAGTTGGTATTCCTATATTTTCACTTACTACTGTTGGAATGTTACATGGTATCATTAGCTTAACTAAATTGCCCTCAAAGTATTCCAACATTTTCCGGCAAATGGCTGGTTCTAATGGCCCCCAACTTTCAGCATTTGTATATCTCCATTCATTAGTACTTTTCACATATTCAGAACTACCACCCCCATCAAAAAAATATGTTTTCCCGTAATCGTTACCGTTGTAGTCAGGGGCTAATATGTTCATGTTTAACTCCCTTACATTGTCACCGTCAACCGTTGCCCTAAAATAGATGTCTGTTGCAGTACTTAGCGGGTCTTCACCTACTTTAACCTTATAATTGTAGTCTAATGTGTTAACTTGAGGACTACCACTAATTGCTGTGTAATCATATTTTAAGTATTGGTAAAATTGAAAACTAATTTCAATTGATCGGTCATAAGTAACTTGTGGAAACTTAAACTGTGTTTCAAATTTGCCTGTTTGCAAAACATAGGCTATTTCTGTGTGGTCAACACTTGCCCCGTAGTTATCCAATTGAAAAACCGTTAATGGACTGTGTTTTATCTGTTGTGTCGATGTTCTTAAATAAGTTACTGCACTTGTGCTTAGATTTGTTTCTTTAACCCACATTTTAACACTGAAAAATGGCGGGTAAGGGCCTGTTGCTTCTAAGATTAGTTTAGTTACATCTAAAGTTATTAACCCCTTGTAATTAATGTCATGGACTAACACCCCAATGTTTTGGTAGGCTGTGTTTGTCTTAATCCATATAAAGTTTTCCCCAAAGTAAGCGTTTGCAAATTCTTTCTTTGCGTTTATTTGTACTTGTTTTAACCCATTTTCAAAATGGTACTTACCACCGCTTAACGCTAATGTGTCAATGTTTACCGTTCCTGCCGGAATAAGAATAGCTACACCGTCACGGTTCTTTTTATAGCCATTAGCAGCGTTCCATGTTTCGCCGGGGTACTCTACTGAAAAAACATAATAAACGCCTTTCCAATACCTCATAAATAGGCCGTACTTTGTCAGCACTTCCATTAGAACCTCCCATGCTGTCAGTCGTTCCTCTTTATTTCCGTCTAACTTAAAATAGTAGTCTTTATTCCATGCATTTTCATAAAAAGCTACACCGTCAAAGTATGGGTCATTAAATTGTAAGTTTGAGGCCATACAAAGTAAGTTATCCGTGTCCGCATACATTTTATTGGTAACGTCCGATAAATACAAACATTGGTGTATAACATCTACAATAGGGCCAACGTCTGCTGGTGCGCTTGTAATCGAATATTTGACATTCTTTAATAAAGTAACCCCGTCAATGGCAGTAAATGAAAAGGTAGGCTTTAACGCATCGTCTTTTACCATGCCATCCACAATAATTCTACCCTTAAATAACAAGGTCGAACCCCTTTTAACTAACAAGTGAAAACGGCCTTCTTCTGCTTCTATTAGGTCATCAAAAAAGGCTTCTGTTTCTTCTGAATCTAAATAGATTGTGCATTTATAGTGTGTTGGTTTTATTTTGTCGTGCCATTCACCCTCACTTTTTTCCATTAGCCCTGAATCAGTAAAATTCAAAGGGTACTCACTGCCTGCATCGTCTTCATCATGAATCTCAACCGTTATTTGATTGTAATATGTTGTGCCATATGTCCCTGTAAATCTTACCCCCATTATGCGATCAATCTGCTGCTTAAAAATTCACTATTCCTTTGGCTTACTCTTATCACATGGCCTTCAATAGTTGCCATTAGGTTTTCTACAAAGTTGCCTCTACCTCCTGAAAAACCACCTTGAACAACGTCCGCTGGTACAATGGCTTCCCCTCTATGTATTTCTGCTAATCCTGATCTATTTACTCGGTTAGTACCTATGGCAAGACTTGGTAATGGTGCTGCTGCGATTGCGGCAACGTTTGCCAATCCTAAACCCTTAATAAATGGGATCAATGGAATACCAGCAGGCCCTAAAGCCAAAGCCCTTGCAACTCCCTCAAATGTGGCTACAATTGCGTTAAATATACCCGCAATCTTATTTTGTATCGCTTGCTTCCTTTGTAGTTTAGCCTTTTCCGCTGCATACTTTTTGTCTATTTCTGCAAGTCGCTTTGCTTTTTCATCTTCATTTTTAACAGTCGCTAAAACTTGCGCTTTTTCTTTGGCTTGTCTATTATCTAATGCCACCGATTGATTATCCAATAACTGTGATGTAACTTGTAATGCAGGACCTAAAATGCTACCAACTTGTGATAAACCGCTTTGAATAGCATCGTTTGCCTCAGTTAATTTATCAACTACTTTTTGAAGTTGTCGGGCTGCAAAGTCTGTGGCACTTTCAAATGTATCTTTAAAGGTTTGTGACATTGAATCTTTAATGCCTTTTAGCTCATTTCCGACACTTTTTAAAGGCTGTAATACCTTACTGTCAATAGCAGCAGGGAAAGCGTTTAGCTGTGGTAATTCTCCTGTAAATGGTAATGTTAAACCGCCTGCCTGTAATCCTGCTTTTATCGCTACGTCCTCAGGTAATTCGCTAAATTGATTAACTGGCTTACCTCCTTTTGCTTTTGGTGTAAAACTTAAAGGAGAACTTGCATCACTTGAACTTTGGTTAGGCCGGATAAATGCACCGCCTCTGTTTGTTGTGCCTCCTTTTTTGGCTTCTTCATTAAAAGCATCTGCAAAGCCTTGTGCTGCCCTTGTGCCTGTTTCTTTAAATGCCTCTAATGAACTTTCGGCAAATTCCCTAAATGATAACTTCCCTGTAATAACCCCCGCTAATCTAACCCAATTACCTAACAAGTTACCTACTAAGTCGACAACCGTCCTTAGTGTGGTAGCTAAGAAGCCAAACAAATCCGTTAAAGCATCCAAAGCACCTGACAAGTCAACTGAAGTAATGCCAACTTGCTCCATTACCTCCCTTATATCCTCCCATTTTAAATAAAGGATTGTTGCCGCTGCTGCTATGGCTGCTACTGCTACACCAACGGGGCCAAGTGATACAGTAGCCGTTAATCCTACCGTTTTCATGGCTGCAATGATAGCAGAAAAGCTACCCGCTAATTGACCTCCAATAAATAATAAAGGCCCTATCGCTGCCGTTAATCCTGCTATGGCTATAATCGCTTTTTGTGTGCCCGGACTTAACTTTCCAAATGCTTCCGCTGCCTTTGTCACAAAGTTGCTTATCCTATTCAATAAGCCTTCAATGTTCAAAGACTTATTTAATGCTTCACCCAAATTTGCAAAAGCAATCTTTGTGCTATCCGATAAGTTTTCAAAAGCATTTTTAATACCACCGCTTACCCTCGGTAACTTTCCAAACTCACCTATAAGGGTTTCAACAACTTGTTTTCCGGTAACTCCTAAATTTGCTATGGCTTCACTATCTGCTGTGCCAAAAGCATTTGTTAATGCCCCTCTTAGCTGTGGTAATTGCTCAACCAACTGCCTTAAATCCTGCCCAAATCCACTACTTTTATTTTGTAATTGGGTTAAGGCTAAGACTACTAAATTCAATTCGTTCTTACCCTTACCAACTGTGGCCAAAGCGTTTCCGAACTGTAACAATGCTTCTCTTGCCTGATCTGCACTAAACCCCGCACTTTGTAAGTTTACAGAACCCCTTACAGCTTCCTCTAATCCTAATCCTGGTAATTTTGCAACCTCTTTTAGCTTAGTAAATTCCCTGCCTGCTGCCTCAGCAGAACCCATAACAGAAATCAAACCTTTTTGCAAGGCTTCTAAATCTCCAAAGGCTTTAACCGCTCCGGCTCCAATGGCTATAATAGGCAAACTTACTGTTTGGCTTAGATCGGCTCCAATGCTCTTGAACTCTTTAGCAGAACTCTTTAAACGCCTTTGTGCTGCTTTTAAATCTGCATCAAGTTTCTTTGTGTCGGCTCCAATCCTTATAAATAAATTACCTATTGCTGTTGCCATTATCTTATTCTTTTTGCTAATTCACTACCTACTGCAACCTCTTTGTATTCTGCTTTGTCCATACGCTCAAAGAAATCGTTTGCCTCTTTGCTGAATGGGTCTATTTTCTTTGTGGGTTGTTCGTCTGGTAGGTTATACATTTCCTCAGGTTTATTTTGCTTTAATCCAAATGTCCTTGCTATTATCCATGTGTTCAATCTGTTAATCCTGTATTCGTTTAGCTTTGCGCTCCATTCGTCACGCTCTCTCCTTTGCCGTTCTTCTATAAACATTAATGTTTCCCCGACCGTCGCATTTTTAAACTCTGAAACTGACATACCATTGTAATATGCAGCCCTCGTATATTCTGCAATTGTTAACGGCCTTTCTTCAGCGGTCGGATCGGCTTTTTTCCGTCACCAGGATTATAGCCTTTTGCTATTGCGTTTGCAATTTCATGTGCGAAACCAGCATCGTTGTTAAAAGCCTCAATCATTTCTTCTTTTGTTATTGTAGAACAAAATGCAATTAAGTCTATCATTTTTGGAATGCTAATTAACTGCAATTGATTAAAGTCGGATAATCCATTCTGATCCATCCAACAAGTCAATTCATAATTTCTTATTTCAAGATTTTTACCTAAAAGTTGTACCATTATTGTGTATTTATTTAATTAACTGTTTTTTTTAAATAAGGGGGCTTTTTACACCCCCTCGGAAAGTATGTAAAGGACTTGAAGACTTATGCTACTGTGCCTTTGGTTGGCTCACCATCAAATACACCACTTATTGAAGCTGTTACGTTTTCGTTGTCGTCTGCTGTGATGTTTAGCGAATCAATAACCGCCTCTGCTGAATAGGTTGTATCACCGCTTGTGGACGTGCCAAACAAGGCTGTTACCTTTGTACCAGCTTTGAAGAAATCCCATAAATCCTCAAAGTTTCCGGCTGTTTCCTCAACTAAAAAGTCTCCTGAAAACGTACCGGAATATTCCCCATATCCGTTTGTTTGCCAGCCCCCTGTTGTGTCTTTGTGTGCAGTACTTCGCACTTTGTTTTTAAATTCAATCTTACATGATGTCGAACGGGCAATGGCCGCTCCCTCTATTTTCAGCCTCATGTAATGGCCGTTAACTATTCCCGTTGTAGGCATTGTATAAAGATTTAACGTTAAAAAATTCTACGCTTCTTTCTTCTATGCCCTTTTACTTCTTTCCGTTTTTGCTCTTTAAACTCGCTTATTTCGTCACTTTCTTCTTCTCCTTGCTTCCATATCGGTTCTTTGTCGAAAACCTCCCTAATGTGGCCGGAATCAATGTATTTTTGAAAATAGGCTCTATCAACATTATACACTATAACCTGCCACCCATCTACGCCCTCTTTCGGGTATATCTTTAATTAACTCTATGTTCATGATCCACCTATTGAACCTATCGCACTTTTGCGAATTCTAATTAATATTATGCAGTTATCAAATGTATTCCCAAACCCTTGCTTCGCTACATTAATTCGGGCATCAACTGAACATACTACGCTCGTATCATTAACTAATGAACCATCATTAGGTAGTTGTTGATAAAATTCAATGTCATTTTGTAGAAACGTGTTATCGTTAACTGACCAAATGTAATAGCCTGGATAAGAACCATAACCCCAAACCATTGGTAAATAGTTTAATTCGTTTTGGTTCAATACTTCATACTGCGGTGTACCTGAATTTTCATAAAACCTTACTAAATGCTCCCAATATCCTGTTGGTATATTAGTCCCTGCCTGATTAGGGAAGCAAATAAAGTTTACAACCTTCCTATAAGTTTCCGCTTCATCTTCATAGATTGTTTCTATGCCCTCAAACTTCATTAAGTATATATACTCGTCATTGTAAGGCTCTATTAAATCCCTTATCTCATTGGCTTTTTGCTCAACTTCTTTTTGCAAAGCACCAACAACGTGTATCTTATAGTTTATTTGATCTCTTTTAGCTAAGTCCTTTGTATAGCTTGGATTTTGGTCGATCATTTCCAGCATTACTACGCTATCAGTTGACCTTAGATTTGCGCTCTGGTCAAACTGCCCTAAATACACCTTATTAGGGTACTCGGTTTTTAATGCGTCATATAGTCTTACTGTTGAACTACTCACTTACTTCTAATTTTCTGCCTATCTTTTCAAATTCCTTTGTAGCTAACTTTGTTAATTGCTTCAATACTGTATCTTTTGTTCTTTGGTATGCCCTTTGAATAAATTGATAGCCATCGCCTCTAAATACTTCTGACTTGCCTCTTGGTACAAATCCATCATTTACCAAACTTGCGTGCGGTGCAAGTCTATATTTTGGCCCTACAAAAGCATCATAACTTTTTCTGAATGGCAAAAACTGTATTGATCTTCTCAAATTTCCCGTGTCGCCTCTTGGTGCTAATAGATACATCGCTGCCTCAGTGCTTCTACCTGCATTTCTTTTCAATGTCCTATTGCGGGCAACATTGATATACATCCCATTATTAAGCCTGTCTAATTGCTTTATAATGTTGTTCATTTGTCTATCTATATCATCTGCCATTACTCAAACCTTTTTACCTTTAGTTTCAAAAATCTTTGCCTTTGTATCGGTTCAATGTTAATTACATCGTATTCTTCACTCTCATAAATAACTTTGCTTTCAAGTGTTACAGTTATCCCATATCGAATAATGAAGTACAAATAGTTAAATTGGCTTTCTTTGCTTATCTCGTTCTTTTCATCTTTGCTTTCATATGAATATGCAGCGTTTACCGTTACATCTGTATTTGTACTGCTCGTAACCTCACCCCAATCGTTTTTTGTTGGTGAACTTGTGTTACGGATTGTAATAAGCCTATCCATTGCACCTATGTCAAAAAAGAACCTCACGATATATTGTGTGCTATTTCTCCGGCTAAATAAATGTCAATCCAATTATCCCAATTACTTACACCTCCTGTGGTCTTTAGCTGCTTATTTTCCCTTTGCTCAAACATTTCCGCTACTATCGCCCTTGCCATGCTTTTTATCGTTTCAGACGTGTTTACATTGGCCGTGCAAACGATTTTATAAAGTGTGTTTTTCTTTATTTCACTCGATAACAATTCACTGTATAATTGAAAATCGTTTCGTATGATGTCGGTAAATGTCTGCTCTAAATACTCGTCACCATCTTTGTAGTAATAAGTAGTTATCGCATTGATATTCTTTGGCAGTCTTATTTCACAACTGTTTTTTGTTTCAAAGAATACCGTTACATTAGGATAGCGAAGCGGATAACCTACCTTTTTTTCTAAGTAGTCGCCTGCGGTCTTAACAAAGGCTGTTAACATAGTGTCGTATGTCGTGCCTGTGCCTGTCAATTGACAATAAGCCTTTAGATCATCATTGACCGTCAACAACTCTGTAACTGTTCCGCTTCCTGTCCACTTCATTACTTAACTATCTTTACGGCTCCTTCGCTTTGTAAATATTCAGCTACATGAATAGGGAATGGGTGAACCTCTCCTTTATTACAAGCGTAGCTATAATTCAAAAGGTTGTTAATTAAAACCTCCGCTTTTACTATCCTCAATGGATTGGTATTTATTTCCTTAGTGATAATTGGCGTTTCTGTTGGGGCCACGTTATCAACTTCTTTTGCTTTTGCCATTTCCGGTTGTTTTATTTTTGCTTTCCTGCCCTTTGCCATTTTGTGAAGTTTTTAAAAGTAGGGGCTTTTACACCCCTACCTAACCAATTTCTAATCAAACAAAACCTGTATTACTATGCAGTTGTGGTTGCATCTTTGATAATCACATAGTTTTCTGGTCTCTTGTGGATCATATCCCAAAAACTAAATGATCTTACATAAATCAGTGAATTGTTAGCCCCTGTGTATGGGTCAAATTCTATCGCTACATTTCCCCATTGGAATACTTCTGTTTCTTCAAAGTTACCTAAGATGATAGCTGAACAAACGCCTGTTGAAGTTCCTTTGTCAAGGTTGTAAGGCACTGTTTGGCTTTCGATAACAGGGAAGCCCAAAAGCCTGTCATCACCTGGCATATAAATATAACCGGATGCAGTGTTGGCCGTGTCTTTGAGGGTTGTCATCAAAGTGCCTGTAACTTGTGCGTTGGTTAACCAAATTCGTGAACCTCCAATGTTATCCTTTGCTAACTCAGTTCTCATTTGGACAAGTTTAGCATAAGTCAAAGCACCTCCGTTTGTACCCATCGCAACAGTTGTGGTTTGATCTGAACCACCGCCTGTTGTCAATCCCAAAATACCATACATTTGACCAGATGAACCGGAACCTTGTACAAACTGTTGGTCAAGTTTGTAGGCAATGGCTCTCATGATTTGGTTTTGGAATACGTTTCTGATCTGTGGTGCAGATGTCAAATCCAACATTCTTGAAAACGAACCTTTGGTAATCATTTCTTTTGGTGTTGCGGTCTTCAATCCAAAAGTCAGTTTTTCAGAATCTCCGATGCTTGCAACCTCCGTAACCATTGAGGCAGTGGCCTTGCTGGTACTTACTGCCATTGACTGTTGTTGTGTCAATCCGGTGTTTCTAACCACTGGCAATTTGTCCAAAATGGTCATATTCCACAAAGCATCAACAAACTTGTCGGCTCTGTATTCGGTTCCTACCAAATTACCTCCGTCTGCTGCTGTACCCAATACTGAGTAAGCATCTGCCCTTTGTTCAGGTGACAAAATAAGTTTGTGCTGATCCCATCCAAAGTTTCCACTTCGTGCGTTCTCTTGCATTTGTTCACGCTCCAATCCTGCATTATCCCAGCGTCCTGTTACGGCTGCTGCAAATGCTCTTTCGAAGCTGAAATTTTCTTTTACTTTTTGCTCCTCTGTTTTCTTAGGCTCTTTTGCCCTTGCTGCTTTTGCCCTAATCTCGACAAGTTCCAACTCTTTTAAATTGTCGATCTGGTCGCTCAATCTCTTTAGTTCTTTCTCGTCTTTTTTGATCTGGTCAACTATGCTGTCAAATCGCTTTTGCTCATCGTCTGTTGGTGCGTCTTTCTTTATGATTGCGTCCGCCTCCTCTTTTCTTTGAACTTGCGAATTAAGCAAAGCCTCATACCTTTCCTGCAATTGCTCTAATTTCTGATCCATGATAATGTATTAATTAATTAATAATTTTGCCTGTAATTGTCTTCTTAAATCCCATTTGTAATCCTTCCTAAATCCTGCGCTTTTGTGTGCTTCAATAGCTTTAGCCATGTAATTACTCATTGGCTCTAATGCTTTCTTAATTGCATCCGGGTTTGATGGAATGTGTACAATTGACCATTCCTTTAATATTTGCCCATCGAAGTAATATGCTGTTGGATCTTCGCCTGACTTCTCATTACCCCAATGGCCACCATAAGGCATAAAACCTACGCTTGTGGCTCTCATTGTTCCATAGTCAACCTTACCCATTATTTTATCGGCTAACTCGTTCAACTCTTTTGGTTCAAACTTTCCGGCTCCAATCAATTTGCCTTTTTCTTCTCTTGCTGTGGCAGGGCCTAAAGCATTGTCAGGGTTTGAATCTGTGAATATTCCTGCACCTGTTTGGTGTTGGTAGTAAAATGCACCCGCTTTGTTAAAGTCGTCAATATCCCATTTATCAACTGGCACAATAGTACCATGTGAATCCTTCCTATCTGTGCTTATAATGAACTCCCTTGTACGCTCGTCTCCTTCTATTTTGCGTACCATAAACTCGTCTATATTGAAGCTTCTAATTAGTTCCATTGTCTTTTTTGTTGGGTAAGTAATCAAGGAAATTTTGGGCTGCAACGTAGTTCATAGGGAAGCGGAATATCTTACCTAATCCATCCGGTATAGGGCTAAGCCCAACTACGTGACGTGCTTCATCAGGGCACATAAACCCTGCATCTATGGCCTTTTGTAAACCCTCCATTTTTGTTTTGTAATCCGTTCTTACAAGCCCGTTGTAATCGTACTTTACATAGTGTGTTTTCTCAGATGACCTAAATATTTTTCGCTTTAGTTCACCCTCCATTTTTATACACAAAGGGGCTTGTGTGGTGGTGAGAAACATATTAAATTCGTTATCCCCTTTATTGTCGGCACTTTCACCTCTGAATATCAAAGTAAGTGGAACCCCAAACGCCCTTGCGATGTCTTCAATAGATAGCTTTTTAGCTTCAATCAAATTACTGTCAGTCATAGGTAGGCTATATTTCAACTCTTGAAACTTAACCCCTTTTGGTAAGGCTCCTAATTGACCACTCTTTGCGCTGTATTTCTTTTCTATTGATGATCTAAGCAACTCTAATGCTTCGGGTGACATTGGGCCTTCACTAATCAATAAGCCCATCATGTGAGTGCCGTTATTGTACATTTCACGGCCATAATTAGTCATTGAAACATAATCTTCTAAAGCGGTCTTATTTAATGCTGTACGGCTGTATTTCTTTTTATTGTCTAAGCTGAACCCGGATATGGTAATCATATCACGTTGTTTAATTAACTCCGGTTTGCCAGTTTCAGGGTTATGGTATTCATAAATAACTTCACTGCCTGCCCATTTTTCAACTACCTGATTGGATATAAGGTTAATGTATTCCTTTGGTCTACCTGTGCGTCCGTTCCTTACTATTTTAGAATAAGCCCTACCAAATAGTAAATAATTTGTTACAAATGCTTCCTCCCATTCTATTGCGCTGGTGTATGGGTTAGCCTCAACATTTAGTAAATAGTTTTGATCGTGTTCACTATCAACTACTTTTCCCTCCAAATCATATCTTACAATTTGGGGCCTAATTAAAGTCTTAGTTCTTACGATTATATCAATGCAAGCGAATACTGCATTTATTTGGGCTGCTGTTTCCTCAGTGACAACGGCTAACTTTCCCATTCCGGGTATATTAATGTACTGCATCCAGTCTTGATGACTGTCTATTTGTACAGTTGCCGCTCTTTGCTCCATTCGGGATGGAAACAAACGATTGATAATATTCGGAAATATTGCCATGCTGCAATAATAACCGCTATTACATATGGTTAATATTTCTATGTGTTAACCACTTTGCTAACCTTTTAGAAA